GCACCGTCAAGACGGACGCCATCACGGAACAGGAATTCGATACGCTGTGGGACAACACCCCTGCTGAAAGTGACGAAGAAGAGGACAACGGATAATGGCAGAGAACATCACATCGCTCTTGGAAAAAGAAGCCCTTGCTGCTGCAAACGCGCTACCGACGGACGTCATCTACGTCGTACATGGAACAGGTACGCCTCGTGACAAGAAGATGACCTTCGAGGAACTTATAGCGTACTTTGTTTCCAACGAGAAGTTCACAGAATTGAAGATTGTCCAGGACGCTAGTCACGACATCACGATCAAGTGGGACTCGGACAACAACGAGTTCGTCATCTGGGAAAGGGCGAACAGCGGGACAGTGGCGGTTCCGAAGCTCCATGTCCACGGAACGCTTCTCGTCGAGAAGGACACGACTGTTAATGCAGACCTCGGTGTGGACAAGGCACTCCACGTAACGCTGGGTTCGACTTTTGGCGGTATGGCAGAGTTCAGCGACTACATCATTTCCAAGAAAGGTCTTGACGCGAAGGGTAAGAGCGTATTCGAGCGCATCAACGCCGGAAGTTCAAAGAGCTACTTCGAGGCCGACGCAAATACAGACATAGACACGCTTCTGTCCGGCACGACGATAGAAGTCTCTAAAGGCGACGTTGTCGTCGTCAGGAATACCAGCGGAGGAAGCGACATAACGGTATCTGTAGGGACGTATGACTCGACCCTGAATTACGTGACGACACTGAAGGCATATTGCTCTATGGCGTTCATCAGGACAGGCGTAACAACAGGCAATGGCGTGAAATGGTCTCCGCTGTGCAATAGCGAAGTAACGACCGACGTATTTACGTAACGGAGGCGGCTGAATGGCTACAGAAGTAAACGATAACGAGCACGAGAAGTGGCGCAGTCTACTCCATCCACTCATTACGGGTATGGTGGCGCTCATGGCTGCCGTCACGCTCTACATCCAGCACAAGGACAGCGGCTCGTCCGAAGCACGCCTTACGGCAATCGAGGTCGAGCACAAGTCATTCCAGACATGGCAGGACAAGACAGAGCACAGGATCGAGGCGACAGGAAAGGACATCGCCACTCTTAACGTACAGCTGGCACAGGTACTGGTCAAGATGGACATCGTAATCGAGACCCTCAAGGAGTACGTCCATGACGGAAGAAAGTGAAGAAGAAGCCGTAAAGCGCCAGGTGCTCGACACACCCGGTCTCAAGAAGCTCATTGCCAAGGTCAAGAAGGGCGACGCGGACAACGCCGCAGAAATAGAGAACCTGAAGGCCAAGGGCCTCATCGTCGCAAACGGACAGCTCCGATTCGGCTAACGCAATTGATGGAGGTTTTAGCATGGCTAACAATCCAAGTGTAAGTGAAGTAGTAGACAATGACGGCATAATTGCCGACATCGAGGCGAAGCGCTTCGACGGCACGCGCACGTTCACGCTTCAGGGCGACGTAAATGGTACGCAGACATGGAATGGCGATTCGTCCACGGCCATGACGCTCAACGTGTCCATCGACGCGAAGACGGTCACGCAGGACAAGATCGGGGACAAGGCCGTAGGCACAGGTCAAATTGCCGACGGTGCAGTTGGTCTTACTCAGATTGACCCGTCCGCTATGACGAGCACCGCGACCAGCGGTGATAACAGGCTGATTACTTCGGGCGGAGTACGTACGGAAATCGACAACGCCATGCTGAACCGTGGCAAGGACTACGGTCCGATGACTCCGACGCAGATCAACGCGATTTCCGAGACGATTCCTACTGGCTCCACGGTCCATGTCACTGCGGCAGGAACTATCACCGACGGCGACATCGAGGTCCGTAACGGAGAAGACCTGAAGTACTACAGTGGCAACGGGACCCACTACTGGTACTCCATGGATGGCGAGTTCAAGCTTAAGCAGACGGCAATCCCCGGCGGACAAGGTTCTACGACAAAGACTCTAACGGGTATCGCTCAGGATGAAAATGGTGTCATGTCCCCTACGTTTGGAGACATCCAGGAAGCCTCCACATCGCAGAAGGGACTCGTCCAGCTCGCAGGCTCCGTAGGCGCTACCGTCTCCTCCGAGAACAACAAGGCCGCCTCGGAGAAGGCCGTGCGCGACGCTCTCGACGCACTCAAAACCGACATCCAGTCCGAATACAAGCCGAAGCAGACCGCCGTCACCGACCCGACCGCAAGCGGGAGCTCTTACTCGTTCATCGCATCCTACTCTCAGGATGCCAATGGCGTTTCTACAGTCGAGAAGAAGACCGTCCCAGACGCCTCCGCATCTACCGCAGGCGTTGGCGGAGCCAAGGGCCTCATGAGCGCTTCCGACAAGGAAAAGCTCGACGGCATCACGGCAGGGGCGAACAAGGTAGAGGCTTCTCATACCAACGGCAACATCAAGATTGACAATGTCGAGACGACCGTCTATAGGCATCCGACATCGGGCGCAAATGACAGCAAGGGCGACACCACGGCTCAGACTCCGGGTTTCGGCGGCACGTTCAAGGCGCTCTCCGCTACGGTCGACTCCATGGGCCACACCACGGCGCTTGGCGAACACACGGTAACCATCCCGGACGCGACCGCTACTCCGTCCACCGATGGTGTCGGCGGTTCCGCGGGTCTCATGTCTGCATCCGACAAGGAGAAGCTGGACGACCTCGCATCGGGCGAGGCCACGAAGGACAAGGACGAGGTCATCGCAGCCGCTCTCGACGACCTCGACGCCCGAATGGGTGCGGTCGAAGATACGCTCAAGGAAGAAAACCTTGGAACCCGTACAGCCGACGAAATCGACTCCCAGGTCCTGAAGATCGGCGGCGAAGAAGTAGCGCCAGGAACGGCGACTCCCGAAGGCGTGGCGAGCTCCGCTGCTGTCGGTACATCGACTAACTTCGCACGCGAAGACCACAAGCACAAGATTGTCGTCGGTACTGGTGACAGCGACGGCCAGATAAAGGTTGCCGGACAGAACGCTACCGTGAACGGATTTTTCTACGTCAAGACAAAAGCCGAATCCGCAATACAGGGCGTGAAGGTGAACGGCTCGGCGCTTACGCCGGATTCCAACAAAGTCGTCAGCATTCCGACAGCAAGCGACTCCGCTCATGGCACGGTTCAGTTCATGACTTCGGCAGAGGCTGCGTCACTATGGGCTGCGGCATGGGCAGCTGCAAGCGCAACGTAAAATTGAGGTGAATTTGTATGGAAACTTATGACAACAAGGCTATCAAGGGTTCCGACTTGCAGACTGTGCTAACGGCGGTTGGTTCCGAAATCAAGACAAAGCAGGATACGCTTGACGTCGAAATCGATGTGGCTCACAAGAGGCTGAAACTTAACAACGTTGCGTTCACGGTGACGACAACTTAGGAGATTAAGCAATGGCTGGATTTATCAACAAGTACAACAATAACGCTGCATACTCTGCGGAGGCATCCGACCGTGCCGCGCTCGGAAAAAGTACCGTATCGCTCGAAGACGACACCCGCGTAGTCCACTACGACGGCGTTAACGTCGAAAAGCCCACAGGGGTCGTACCCGATGTGGCCGACGCGCTGTGGGTTGACTCTAACGGTGGAAAGCACTTCTTCAAGGGCGACACCGTGGACCACGCTGCGCTCACGGCGAAGGGGCAGGTCTTTGTCGGTGTCGTAGCAGCACGCAAGGGCCGCAAGGCACTCGTCCTGCATAAGGCAGAGACTGATACCAAGTTCATCAATGCGTGGGCTTTCAAGGTCACTGGGTACTCGGCAGGCGTGGCGATTGAGTTCAAGCAGTATAATAAGTCCAATGACTCCGTTGCCGCTACGCTCACGGGCTTTACGCCGACGGCCACCGATGTGGCGTCCGTATCGGCCTTTGCATCGGCATTGGATACATTCCTTCGCGCAAACCAGCCTGCGGAAACTTCGACAGCAGCTCCTACGAACTGGTCGGCTGCGGTTATGGACGACGGGACAGGCACGGACGCCGTGTTCATGCTTGTCGAAGGCTCTTTGAGTGATGGCATATATTGGTCTCAGAGGCAATCTCCGATTGCTAGTGGTGCTACGGCGGCACTGCGGGTGTGGAAACTCGTCACATTGAAGCCTGACATTTATTCTGCGGAACGCGTGGACGGGGTCCTGGACCAAAGTGCGCTGTGGAATAAGTCGAGAGTCAAGCAGTATAACACAAACATCGGGTCGCCTTCGGACTCATTGTCTTCTGATGGTACTTATTCGCAGACGAATTTCACGCAGGCCAACTGCCCAATCCTTTATGCGTATTACAACGGCGACTACGATGCGTACCTTGATGACCACATGATTAAGTTCCCGTGCTCGAAGGGGGTGCTTCCTGCGTACTTCGGCAAGTCGAAGTCGATGTGCCGCAAGATGGCTTCGATAATGTTCTCTTCCGTTGACGGCACGACAAAGCCAATTTTCAAGGCAGTCGCGCTCTCGACAGGCGTGCCCGACAATGGCGCCGGCCTTGAGTGGTACATGCCTGGCCTTGAGGATTGCAAGGCGGTTTTTGAGAACATGCTTGTGGATGGCTCCGACTCCGTAAATAAGGCTTTTGTACAAAGTAATTCTTCTGCCCGGTCGTTGTCGGTGCGTCGCTGGGTTCCCGCGCGATATAACTACTGTCACGCGTGGCTGTTGTACTACTACGGCTATACGGACAACGGCTACTTCCACAGCGACTGTAGGGCGTGTGCGGTTGCGCTCTTGGAATTTTAGCTTCACCCTTGGCGCGGCCTTGGAAGCCGCGCCTGCATCCCCAAAAAGTCATGGAATCTAAGTACAAGGAAAAGCTCGTAGAACGACAGAGTATATACATCGACTGCAAGCGTCTGATAGAATGGCTCTATTTTGTACGGTGGAAGGTGAACCGTCGTGACCGCGCGTATCTTTTCGACGCTTTGCTGATCCCTATTGTACTTGACATGATTGGGCATTTTAGGCGCGGTTACCGATTCCGCAATGAACGGCTAAAGTCAATCGACGAGTTCCTGTCATGTTATGACCGCGTTGACGCGCTTCTTGATATGGCGTCTTCAAAGAAAATAATTGCGGACAAGTCTTACTCGGTCGCTTTAAACTGGATGAACCGTATCGAGGATAGCGTCAAAAATTGGAGGGCTTCCGCTAGGAAGGCGAAACAGTCGAGCGTAGAGTCGAACAAAGTCTACGCTCCTGAAAACGAAGAAGATTCAAGAGGAGGCGACGGATTCATTTAATCCAGTTCTAGCAGTGCGCCTTTGACCGCTTGCCCGGTCGTTGTCGGTGAATCGCTGGGTTCCCGCGCGATATAACAACAATAACGCGTGGCTGTTGAACAACAACGGCAATACGAACAACAACAACTTCAACAACAACAATAGGGCGTGTGCGGTTGCGAACTTGATACTTCGTTTTCCGTTGGAACATGCTTATGGTAAAGCTGGAAGACTTGCTTACGGTGTACTACAGGGCCCGCGCAAACAAGCGCAGGTCCAATGACTCCGTCCGCTTTGAAATGGATTTCAAGGCCGGTCTTCTGCGCCTGTGCGAGTCGATCAACAGTCGTACTTTCACGGCATGTTCCAACTACGCCTTCGTGGTTACGGATCCGAAGCCTCGCGAGATTTTCGCGACGAGGATGGAAAATCGAATAGTCCATCATTACCTGGACTGGCGTCTCCGTCCAATTTACGAGCAAGTCCTTTCGGACCGTTCGTTCAACAACAGAAAAGGGATGGGTCTGCACAAGGCTATCGAGACTTACCGCAACGACATACGCGAGATGTCGGACTGTTACACGAAAGATGCCTGGTGCATACATCTCGACCTCAAGGGATACTTTCCAAATGCTGATGTCGAGATTGCGCTAAAGCAGCAGCTCGACCTTATAGAACGATTTTATGAAGGTGACGACAAGGATGACCTGAAGTACATGATGAAGGTCTGCATGCGTGCCGACCCTGCACGAAATTGCCGTGTGTTCGTTCCGCGTTCGGACTGGTCTGCAATATCTCCTGAGAAGTCGCTGTTCAACAAGCCGGTGGGAACTGGTGCCGCCATCGGATTTCTTTGCTGGCAGAACGCCATGGGTATGTATATCAACGACGTCGTGAAGTGGTTGCAGTCCTTCGACTTCCTGCGCGTGATAGTATTCGTTGACGACCTGTACTTCGTGACGACCGACAAGGCCAGGTTCCTTGCGCTGATGCCAGAAATCCGTTACCGACTTTCGCTGCTGAAAGTAAAACTCAACGAGAAAAAGTTCTACTGCCAGCACTACAGCAAGGGAATAATGTGCCTGGGCACGATGCTTAAGTTCGGTAGACGCTACATGAAGAACACTTCGTTCAAGCGTGCGATGCACAAAATCGACATCCTCGTGACGAAGAAGCCGTCGGCCGAATCGCTGATGTGTTCTCTAAACAGCCACATCGGCATGATGAAGAACTTGGAACAGTACGGAAGGACGATGGCGTTCGTCGCGAAGGCGATGGGCGCATTCGGTGACTTGCTTGTATGGAACGAAACAAGGCGGTGCTTCAACATCGCCGGTAATGCGTAGGAGGAATATAGGATGTCAACATGGTATAACAAGGCCATCAACGGAAAGGACCTGCAGGAGAAAGTCGTGCAGGAACTTGCGTCCGAGATTAAGAAAAGAGGTCTTTCCGATGTAATTGCGGAAGCGCTTGTCGGCATGGCTGCGCGTATCGAGTCGCTGGAGGCTGCGCTTTCCGCAAGCAACATTGGCGATTGCGTTGCGGACTCGCTTGACGCGCAGACGCTCAAGGTGGGCGGGGAGGACGTTGTGCGCAGCGTTAGCGCGACGGCCACGGTGAGCAACACGACGGGTACTCCTAGCGTGTCGGTGACGAAGGGCGGTACCGCGTCGGAGACGACGTTCGCTTTCGCCTTCAGCAACCTGAAGGGGGCGAAGGGCGACACGGGGACGTGGGGCGGTACGGTAGACCAGACGTACAACGCCGCGTCACAGAACCCGCAGAGCGGCGTGGCATTGGCTAATCACATGGTTAGACCGATTATTCTTACCGGTGCTCCGACAGGCCTCTCTCATACAGAAACATTCAGTTCTTCTGTTCCTGAGTATTTTGGTTGGACATCAAGTAATTATAGTATAAACCCAAACGTATTGTATATTGCTGAATTTATTGTGCAGGCGTCGGGTTACAAAAATACATCGGTAAATATTGAAGTATGGGCCAAAAAAACGACAGGTAAAACATGGATTGGCAGATTGTCCGTACCACTTTGTAGAGGAATTGGCTATGGCAAGATTATTTTGAATAGAGACAATGGAATCGCGTTTGAATTTTCTGTAGATATTGAACCAAATGATTTTTCTGTTGGGGATGAAATAACCGTTATACCATCATTTTTTGTTGGATAGCAGTAAAAATTGTACAAGCTACTCGTGGCCCTTATGGCCCTGAACCTTGCCGTGTACTTCGTGCTGATGTGGTGCGCGGCGGCTGAATGAACGGAGGTGAACTTATATGAACGATGTGGAAAACAAGGACCAGTCCGCAAAGGCTGACGCGGGAAAGCTACAGATTTCGCTTTGTCCCACGCAAATCATACGCGACATTGCGGTCGTGAGAGCTTACGGAAACAAAAAATACGGTTCATCCGACAACTGGAAGACAGTGGAGATGCGACGCTACGTTGACGCTCTCCTGCGACACGCCTTGGAGTTCGTGGACAACCCCGATTCAGTGGACTCCGAGTCGGGCATACCTCACTACAAGCACATGGCGTGCAACATGGCGTTCATCTGCGAGATGATGGCGGGGCGTGTCCCGCAGAAGTGCAGGACCTACGAAGAGATTGTGGAACGCGAGGGGTGAGGAGGATTTAGACTATGGTGCTGATTTTGGCTTTCGCCGTACTTGGCGTAATCATCAACGAAATACACTGGGAGGATTGAATACTATGTCTGTTACCGTAAAGAACGTAATGCGCGGAAGCGGAGGCTTCCTTTGGCGCGAGTCGGAAGAGGACGGCTCGCACATCCTCAAGCGTACAGCCTTCCTGTACGTGGACTACGAGAGGGGCGGGAAGAAGTTCACGGCGAAGGTTCGCTTCTGTGGCGAGTCTACCGACGGGCGTGGCTTCCGCTGTGACGGCCTCTCCGTGCCTAAAGTCTTCAGGTGGTTCCTGCCTTCGTGGGACGCGAAGAACTGGTCCTACAACATCGCTGGAGCATTCCACGACTGGCTCTACTGCACTGGCGGTGCATACGGTCAGTTTACACGCGAGGAGTGCGACGACTTCTTCAGGGGAATCCTGCGTTGCTCCGGGATAAGCCGTTTAAAGGCAGGGTGCGCCGACAAGGCGATAGAGTGGTTCGCCGGAAACAGCAGGCACTGGCGAAACGACGAGTTCCTGACGGCCCCGCTTGTCCACATGGAGGTCCTGCCATGCTTACCATAGTGCGCGAAATCCGCACGGAGAGGGCGATTCTAGGCCGTCTTTTCCTGAACGGGCAGATGGTCTGCTACACGCTGGAAAACGCCGCCAAGGCCGTGCCGTGCGGAATGTACCGCGTTAAGAACTCAAGGTCGCCCAAGTTCAAGCGGGAACTGCCGCTTATCTACAACGGCAACGTTCCGGCGTCTAGGGGAATTCGCATCCATGTCGGAAACACGGTGGCGTCGAGTAGCGGGTGCATCCTCGTGGGCATGGGGCGAGATGTAAAGCAAGACTTTATAACTGAAAGCAGGCTTGCCGAAACGATGGTCACCATGATCTGCCGCAACGTGGACCGGCTCGTAATCTGCGAGGAAGGATAGCGACCATTTTCGTGACCCCACGAAAATGATAATGTCGGAGAGATTGACGGAGAGAACTGCGATTCTGTCCGACATTTATAAAAACAATTCTAAACGCAAATGCGGTGCTTTCGACGCACCGTTTTTGCTTTTATGGACCTCCTGTTTTTGTCGTATTTAAGCGTGTGTACGCGTCTTTGAGTGTTCCGCCCGCATCGCGTCCATGCGGAAGTATCTTGATATGGTTAATCCAAGGAGAGGGGATTAGTGATTTTCCAGCTTCCATTCGATACACCGTCAAAGAAGAACTCGCGTGTCACCGACAGGCGTACCGGAAGGACGTTCCCAAACAAGAAGTTTACAGAATGGCACAAGGCCGCAGTGACGTGGCTACGCACGCACTACAAGATTGAAAAAATTGAAGGTCCCGTCGAAATCCATCTTACGTTCGTCCATGCGACAAAGAGGCGCAAGGACTCCGACAACGGGACGAGCAGCATTTTCGACCTTCTTGTCGATGTGGGCATATTGCCTGACGACTGCTGGACTGTAATCACGGACCACTATGTCAGCAACCGATACGAGAAGGGCGTGTCGTGCTGCACCGTAGAAATTGAGAAAGCCGACTCGGGAGGTCCCCGATAGGCATACTGAACAAGCCAACTGAAAGGAGATGATAAGATGGCTTACGAAAACAACGACAAGGAATACGCCTCCAAGGGCGTTGGCACAGCCGGTCTCACGACCGGCATCATCGGCACCGTTCTCGGTTCCGGAATCCTCAACAACGGTCTCGCCGGAATTTTCGGCGGCGGTAATCAGAATCCGGCTGCAAGCCCGGTCTATCAGTTGTCTCAGAAGGACAACGAGATCGCCTTGCTCAAGGCCCAGCAGTACAGCGACAACAAGACGTTCGCCCTTGCCGAAAAGGTTGCTGCGCTCGAAACCAAGGTTGTCGCGATCGAGACCGCAGCTCCGCTCCGCGACAAGATCCTGTCCGACAGCATCTTGAACTTGCAGGCAACGCTTTCCCGCATCGCCGTGCCGTTCGTGCCGAACTACGCATTGGCTCCGGGCTACGGCCCCGCTTTCGTTGCTCCGATGCCGCCTCCGTTCCCGCCCGTCGTCGCACCGGCTGTGAACGGCGGTACGACCACAACCCCGACAACCTCGACTACGGCGCAGGCCGCCTAACATTGCTGGAGGTAGCGTATGAAGATTACGCTTGAAAAGGCGATGGAAGCGCTTTCCGAATTCATGGGCGAACAGGTGGACACCATCCATGACCCTGTGAAGCGTTCCGTCGGTCTCTTCGTCGTCGGTGCTCTCAGGAAAAATCCGGAAGGCTTGATGTCCAAGGCACGTTCCTGGCTCGAGATGGCCGGAGTCGTTTCTGACGACATGGTCGATGTGGACGTTTTCAAGGCGGGGCTTGACAACATCTTCGCGAACGAACCGAAGGTGTCATACCTCGGCTTCGGTATCAACGAAGGTGAAGCCGCCAACCTCGTCAAGAAAATGATGTCCAAGGCGCAAGCTGCAACCGTTACCGTCACGGAGGTTGAATGATGACCGAAAAGACGAAGGAAACTCTGGAACGCACCGAAAGGGCGCTCTGTATGCATCTCGATGTCCTTGACGGGGAGATCGAAAGGGCAGCAGGCGACGTGAAGGACCACATGGTTATCGACGGCGTGAAGGATGCCGTAAAAAGCATCATGAACATCAACGAAACCATGATGATGTCGAACGGTAACGGGGCTGCAAAGCAGACTGCCGCAACCGTAACGGCGGTCAAGTAGCGAAGCCGTAAAGGCAAAAAAAATAAAGGCGACCGGAAGAAATTCCGGCCGTCTTTTGTTTTCGTCCTGGAGAACGAAAGGTAATTGAAATATAGTAAACTTTAGATTCTTTTCAGCTTGTGCCTTTTTTCGTCGTGGACAAAACCGGCATTTTTCAGTTCTTTTTCTGTTTGAAGATATACCGTTTTCGGGTCGTAGCCCGGAATTTCGTAATTGACGCGACCAACGACTGAATCCACAAAACGCTTGATTGACTCGTTGGATATGATAGCCGCTATAGTTGGGCGTTTGTCGCATTGTTCAGTTTCGCCTTCAGGAGCACGGATTCCCCTCATTTGTTCGAGGTCTTCGCGGTTGCAGAAAGTTTTCATTCGTTCTTGCAACGATTTGACGATATAGTTGCCGATGCGTTCCTTTATCGGTTCTACCAATTTTTGAAACTCGTCTTGCAAGTCGAAAACATCGTTCTCGCCTTCTTCAATTTCGAAACGTCTTGAAGAAAACAAGCTCCACTTGTCGTCGTTGATTGGATCACGCACGATGTTTTCTGTTATTTCAGAAATATCATTTTTTCTAAACATGCTCACGCCTCCAGCCATCTACGCTGCGAGCCGCTGAAAGCCGTGTAAGCGCACTTGTCGCATTTTTGGCCTCGCTCGGTGCAGTGGTGAGCCTTGCAGAATTTCGGCAGTTGTCTGTCAAGGACTGGCTGCGGGTTTAATTCGTATATGAATTTTTCTGCAGGGTCTTTGCAAATTCCGATTGTTCCGTTGTATTTCTTGGCGATGCGTTCCGCCTTACGCATTTCAGATGCCATGAATAGATTCAGCTTGCCGCCACGAACTACGTTCCCTCCGATAACGGTCATCGGCAAAACGTCTTGTTCGGTTATGACATAAATTACCGGGAACCCGTGTTTACCTCCGAACGCTATAATTTCAGATTCGATCGCTTCGCCGAGTTTCTCCTCAGCGGATTTTTCCTTGTCGAACGCATACTGTTCATTTTGCGGAATGTCGACATGCGGGATTTCTGGAATCGTGTTCACATGGCTTCTCGCTTCGATTGATACGAATGGAGAATCTGGATGGAATACGGCTTGTCCAGCCATCGCCTGCGCCATGGCATCCTGTTTGTCGTCGTGATTTGACTTTGGCAATGAGCGCAACCGTTCGATGTAGCGCGGGTCTATGATCTTTTCGTCATCCATCGTTCCGTTCCTCCGTTACTCTGAGGCCTTTAATTTCTATCATCTTGTTCCTTGTAAACCGTCTTCACGGTTCCGTTCTTTTCCTTCGCGAACTGTTCGGCCTTGTCCTTCTCGTCGTGACCGAAGAAGTCCGTCTTGACGATGGAAAGCAGGGCGGCGTTCACACCGTCTATCATACCGTCGGTCCATTCGACGGAGTATATCGGGTAACCACCGTTGTTTGCTGCGAACTCGTCGGCGACCTCCCGGAACTTCCTTTCGAAGTTCTCGTTCATCTATTCCTGCGCCTCCGACTCCGTCTGTTGATCCTTGTTCCTAGGTCCTCTAGGAACACCCTTGTCGGCCCTCGGAGCCTTGTTCTTAGCTCCCTTCGGGCGGCCTCCGTACTTGCGCCCGTTCTCCGCCGAAGCGGTGCTTTTCTTGGCAGTCTTTATTGATCCCGCGTAAGACTTGGCGATGAAGATTGCCTCGTCGTCCGTAAACTCGTGACCGCAACATGGGCATTTAGCCATTTTAAGTTCCTTTAATTGTTTTAAATCTAGCTTTGATAAATATACATAATAAATCTATCATTTGCATTGCGCGCTCAGTATTGCCTTGGCTTGTTTTAATTCCATTTTCAAATAAGCTATTTCTTTCTCGTTTTCAATGATTTGCGCCTTCAATAACGCTTCATTTTCACTTGACTGCTCATCTTGATTTTGCAATAGCGACAAAAAAGATTTTTTCATTTCTTCGGTTTCGACAATCAAGCGGTTCATTCTTTCCGTCTTCTCTATTTCATCACCGAACAACTCTCTTAGTGTCATGCCCATTTTAAATAGTTTGAAAAGTGCCTGAAAGTCTGGAAACCCACGGCCCGCTTTCCAAGTGTAAACGGATGAATTTTTCAGCCCCACTTCTTTTGCGACCTTGGGAACTTTCGTTTTCTTTCTTTCCAAAAACGAATTAAAGCCCTTCGAAAAGTTTTCAATGGACGTTTCCTTATTGAACGAAAACGAAAAATTAGGCATGAATATCTCCTATTCTTCAAATGGATGTTTCGGCATATACGCCCAGAATGTAGGACTTACGCTTTTAGAGTTGAAATGATTCGAAAGTCCACATTCGAACGGGAGCATCTGAAAGCCAAGCTTTAAATCGTAATACCCGATGCAGACTTCGTAATCGACTATCATGAGAACCGTCGTGTTCGGCTTCGGGACTCTGTTTGGTTCGTGGATGTAATCGACCCAGGATACCATCTTCTTGTGCTCGTGATTCATGGTGTTGGTCTCCTTACTTGGAAAATTCCTTTTCAAGCTTGTTCCTTGCGCTCTTGAGGCACATCAGCTCAAATGATGTGTCGTTTTTGGCAATTCGAGACAGAATATCTAGGTTTACTGCCTTGATGACCTGGGCGAGTTCTGTGGATTCGAGATTGATCGTTCTCATGGGGTTTGCTCCTTTTTAAAGTTTTTGCGGGTTTACAGCGTTGCCCGTGCGCTGTTTTGTTTTGGTGTTAGACCTCAACAACGATGTACTGGACTTCATTTGAAATTCTCTTGGAGTTCTTTGCGTCGGCGAATTCCTGGGCTTCTGTTTTGTCTTCGGTTTCAAAAATTATGCTTTCTTCGCCATTGATGTAATCTTTTTCTTTTACTGCGTATTTCATTTTTATATCCTCTTGTTTGTTGTTTACGTGTATAAATATAACTATCTTTGATAGATTTAGTTATTATTGTAATAAAGAAATAAGAAAAATCTTTCGAAATATTTTTGCAGTAAATAAATTGATTGGTTTAATTATGCTAAAAAAAAGTTATATATTGTTAAACAATGGTTGGCGGCGCTGAAATCCCTGAAATTCCCGTATTGAAAAGAATCCGTGAGCTTGACAACGCGTTGAGTTCGTCCGTCATTGTCGTCGGGTGGATCGACGGGAACGGTACGGCGGAGACGGCTTACTCAAATCTTCTTAAAAAGATGGAGACGGGAAAGGACCAGAAGGCGCTAGGAAAGCCCGCCTCGCTTGCGCTTATCGCAAGGACGCTCAACTACGGAAGGCAGGCGGGAACGACTGCAGAAGGACGTAGCTATCCGGAAATTCCGGCGAGGCCGTTCATGAAGTTCGCCATGGAGATATGGGATCGCGAGTTCCCGAAGATTTTGGGACGCCTGACGCCCGCGTATCTTCGTGGAACATGTTCTGTAGACGACGTACTGAAAACGCTCGGTGAGAGGGCCAGGAACGCCGTACAGAAGGCAATAAGGGAAGGCGACTACGCGCCGCTTTCTCCAAGGACAATCGCCGCAAAGGGAAGCAGCACGCCGTTGATAGACACGGGACGCATGGTAAATTCTGTGACATTCGAGATTAGGAAGGGAGGTTAGCGGATGCAGATGGATCTGTTCGGATACGTAAAGAAGGAACCGCCTAAGCCCGCGTCGTCATGTTTCGGGAAAGACCGAATTGTCACATTGCGCGGCGACGAAATTTTCCTCTCGCCGAAACAGCTCGCGGACAAGATCGGATTCCACCTCCAGTCCGTGTACACGTGGAAGCGTCTAAGAGGGATGCCCGTAAGGCAGGCGACATCGCACGGAAGGTGGACTGTCGAGTGGCATGAGTTCTGCAAGTGGTGGAAGGAATCTAAAGCATAGCGGGGATGTACGGGAGCCGTAAAGGAAAAGGAAGGCGAGAACTACTTCGCCAAGATAGGAAGCGCTGGCGGCAAGAAGTCCGTCGTTGCACGTCGTGAGCGCGGCAACATCCAGCGGCAGGCCCGCATCGTCCTCGAGACCAAATTCAAGCCTAAGGGAGACTTCAAGAAGACGCTCAACGCAATCGGCATCGACACAAGCGACAACATTTCCGTCATGAACGGAATAATATCGGTCTTTGCCAGCAAGGCGCTTGACGGCGACATAGTGGCAGCTAGGTTCGTGTTCGACGTTGCCGGCTACACTCTGTATGCCAAGGAGAAGATAGCGAAGATAAAGCTTCTCGAGCGCATGGCGAACCCGGAAGACGGCGCGGAGCTTGCGAAGGTGAAGCCACAAGTCAGCCTTGCCGAAATTGACGCAGAAGCGAGGAAGCTCGGCATCTATGGCTGTTAGCAATGGCATGGTGGAGCTTTCGAGGACGAACCTAATGGCGTTCGTCAAGGCGACGATGCCGTCATACGACATCGGCTGGGTGCACCGCGAAATATGCGGACAGCTCATGAGATTCTTCGTCAAGGTCAAGAAGAAGGAATCGCCGCGCCTGATTATCACGATGCCGCCTCGGCACGGCAAGAGCCAGCTTGTAAGCCGCCATTTCCCGTCGTGGGGACTTGGTGTTGACCCCGATACATCGATAATAGCCGCGAGCTATTCTGCGAGCCTTGCGAAGCGCTTCAACAAGAACGTACAGAACATAATCGAGAGCGACATATACCGCGAGATTTTCCCGAACACAAGCTTCACGGAGCGGTCCGAAAAGGTCCGTTTCGTAAAGCGTCGCAAGACTTACGTCAAGACGATGGAGTTCTTCGAGGTGCCGGGGTTCGAAGGGTCGCTCCGCAGCGTGGGCGTGGAAGGCGGCATCACCGGCATGGGCGCCGACATCCTCATCATCGACGACCCGTTCAAGGACCGCAAGAGCGCGGACTCCCCGACGGTGAGGGAGTCTGTTTGGGACTGGTATACGTCTACCGCATACACGCGTCTTTCGCCAGGTGGCGGCGTGCTCGTAACGGTTACGAGGTGGCACGAGGACGACCTTGTGGGAAGGCTTGTCGAAGCGATGAAGCAGGAAGGCGGCGACCAGTGGGAGATAATCAACTACCCGGCAATCGCTGAACATGACGAACCTCACCGAAAGAAGGGCGAGGCGCTCCATCCTGGACGTTACCCGCTCGAGATGCTACTCCGCATAAAGCACAACATCGGGTCGTACGACTGGGGCTCGCTATACCAGCAGCACCCGACACCGCGCGGCGGAGGAGTTTTCAAGGCCAAGTGGATAAGGCACTGGACGGAATGTCCGAAGGTGTTCGACCGCGTCATTCAGAGCTGGGACTTCACCTTCAAGGACTCGGAAAACAGCGACAACGTGTCGGGGCAGGTATGGGGCCAGCTCGGGTCGAACTTCTACCTTCTCGACAACGACACGGATCGCATGGACTTCGTCTCCCAGGTACGGGCCATGCAGCGCATGTCTTCGAAGTGGCCCGATGCCCTGGAGAAAATCGTTGAAGACAAGGCGAACGGGCCGGCAATCATTTCAGCGATCGGCTCGAGAATACCGGGGATAGTCCCATACACCCCACGCGGAAGCAAGACCGCGAGGGCCTATTCCGTTTCGCCCCTGTTCGAGGCTGGCAACGTATACCTGCCTCCGATGGACGAAGAACACCCTTGGGTGAAGAAGTACGTGGACGAACTTCTCGCGTTTCCTAACGCGGAACACGACGACCAGGTAGACTCGACGACGCAGGCTCTCGACACGCTCGCTACACGCGACGGCGGAGGAGTACTCGACTTTGTTTAATACAATACAGGAGATAGAATAATGGAAAATACAGAACTGACTGTAAAAGACGGTATCGAGGTCGAGGACGGCGCTTACGAGAACGCCGCGACCGGCCTCGGCAAGAAGGGAATGGACAAGGGCGCGAACACCGTTGTCGCCCCGTACACCCCTGCGGACCTTGTGAGCCTTGCGACGATGAAGGTGAAGGACGGCATAGCCGCGTTCATCGTTGACGGTTTCCCGACCGCCGCGCTGATGAACGAAGTTAAGATCATCGGTGACGAGGACGGAGATGCGTACAGGGAAGCGTCGAAGATGGGGCTTTTCAAGGCGGTAAAGAAGGCGGGATCGTACATGCGCCTCGCAGGCGGTGCCGTGGTAGTCACGGAATACGACAGCGACAGGAAGGCGGAGGAGCTCGCTTCCGCGCCACCGAAGTCTGCTAAGGTTAATGGGTACAGGGTGTACTCGGCAGGGAAAATTGACCTGAAGAAAGAAGATTTCAACAACGGCGAGGAACCCGGCGTATTCCGCGTGAAGCGCATCGGCGGCGGCACGGTCGATGTACATCCGTCACGCTGTACGGTGTTCAAGGGTCCGGAACTGCCCGACATAATCGAGAACTCGACAAGGGAGCAGTACTTCGGCGTGTCCGACCTGTGCCTTGTAGAACAGGACCTGAGGGACCTCGCGTCGATTTCTGGCGCCGTCGTGAACATGATACAGGAGACGGGAACTCTGCTTTTGCGCCTCAACAACCTGAGCCTGCTCCTTTCCAAGCCGGACAACGGTATAGAGGACATCCACAAGATAATCTCCGCGATGAAGCTGTGCATGAACTCCATGCGCGCCACGTTCGCCGGGCCTAAGGACTCCTACGACATGATCAACCACAACTTCGCCGGCATTGCGGAACTGTGGACAAAGAAGCAGATGGACGTGTCCGCAAAGTCGCGCATACCCATGAGCATACTTTTCGGGCAGAGCGCTACAGGCTTAGCGCAGACGAACGAGGGCGACTTAAAGTCGTGGTGCAGTTCCGTAGGTTCCTGGAGGCAGGAATACCTCTACGTGCCGACGTGCAGGCTCATTTCCGACTTCTGCAGCCGTAACTCCAGCAAGGACTTCTCGGAGTTCAGTTGGGGTGCGATCGACGAGATGACTCTTAAGCAGACGCTCGAAGCTCTCGACCTACAGTCGCAGACACTTGAACGCTACATGAACCTCGGCGTCCTCGGACCGGACGAAGTTAGGACTTCAGTATTCGAGAACGGCCACAGTTGGGAAGTCAGCGTGAAGGACGGAAGGAAGCTGCCGAAACCTTCAGACAACGGCAAGGGAGAATAGACAATGAACGACCTCGTAAGATTCGCGACAAGCGTAGAACTAGCGACCGGCAAGAAGCGCGGCCGCCATCCCGTTTTCAGTTCTAGCCAGTTCTATCCATACGCCGCCGAAAGACGGCTGCAGAACGCGCTGAGGAACGAGCTTGAAGACTACATAGGCGCTGCTTACGGGGCCGCCATATTCAACGAGTCCTTCAAGAATGATTCGCTGGAAGAGCTGACTTTGTTGCCGGAGGGCCTTTCGGACGATTTCAAGGCCGAAATATCCTACGCGGCGGAAACCATCGCGAGGAAAGTTTCTAGCAGCATCGCCGAAATGACGGAAATGACGGTGGGGAAGCCGTACTATCCGCAAGCCACGAAGGAGAGCCTGCTGAAGGACTGGGAGGCGAACTTCCAGATGCTGTGTGTGTCCGCGGAATCGGACGCGAAGAAGGACATCGCCCGTCTCGTGACGCAGGCGAAGAACGAGGGCTGGAACGGCAAGCAGCTCGAAAAAGCGGTGATGAAGGAACTCCCGGACAAGTACGCAAACCGCGCCTCGCTGATAGCAAGGACTGAATCGGCAAAGCTGAACACGTCGGTAACGCTGGAAACGTACAAGGAAATAGGCTGCAAGTACTACATGTGGATGGCTACGCTCGACGAACGCGTCCGTCCCGACCACGCCATGATGAACGGACTGATATGCTCCGCGACCGACCCGACGGTATGGTACGATGAAAACCCCGACGACCCGATGCACCCGATAGAGCACAAGCGCGACGATACGATGGTGCATCTCCACCCCGGCGAGGACTTCCAGTGCCGTTGCACGATGGTGATGTGGGACCCGGTGATAGATGGCAAGTACGATGTCAAGGAGGCGCCCGTAGAAGAACCCGAAGAGAAAAAAGAAGAGCCGCCGACTCCTTTGGAAATTGCGAAGGAAGAAACGGCGAAGGCCGAAAAGCGGGCTGAAAATGCGGAAATAAAGCTCAACGCAGAGCAACGCCGCCGGGAAATCCTACAAATAGCAAACGAAAGGCATTCAAGCAGAACGCCTGAATATATCCAGGAAATCCAATACGAACGAGCCAACCGTATAGAAGAAAGGGATGGACTGATTCCTAAGTATATAGTAGATGACAAAATCGAAAAAAGCAAGGACGCGAAGGACCTGTTCAGCTATTTCCAGAAAAAGCATTCTATAAAACTGCAGAAGGCTTTGGCAAACTGTAATTTTGAAAAAATAAAAGGAGCCCTTTCTGGTATTGATAGCGTGCTGGAAATATTCAAGAATGCAACAATTTCTGACGTGAAAAGTTCGAATGCCATGGGCTATATCATGTCTGCAAACTGGGTTATGAACAAGCCGTTCTTTTTGCGTTTCTCTAGTTATTATATGAATAACACGTATAAATTTGCCGATACCTCGTTTCATCCAAAAGGAATGTCTGCGAAGGCTTCTGCTATACATGAAATGGGCCATATAGTAAATTACTGGATAGCACAAAAAGAGAGCTCTATTTTTAATTATGAATCAATAGCTTGTGACATAGTAGAAAAGGCTGCAATGGCAGCCGGGTATAAAAATTTTTCGCCTTTTCAGTTAAGGGCTATCAGAAAGACTATCAGCGAATATGCCGACATGAGCTATAAATATACGGAAACGATTGCTGAAAGTTTCGCCGACGTTTTCGTAAATAGAAGCCGTGCGCAGAATCTGTCAAAACAGATTTATAAACTCGTGAAAGAGCGTTCTATGTCGTTGGGAATCTAAATGCAGCATCCATCCTTGTCAAGCTCTTTCTGAATCTTGACAAGTTCTTCAAGTGCTTCGTGTACATATTTGGGAGCTCCCTCTTTGAGAGAGCTTTCCCAAATGTATTGCTTATCATGCAAGGACCACTCGTCGACGAGCGCCAACAATTTTAAAAATTCCGGACTTGGTGTAAATTCGGCAGGCATAATGCACCTCCATATTTGAATATAGATTTTATAAAAACAAAAGTAAAATATGTAATTCTGTTTTTAACGATTGAGAGTTTACAAAAACGACAACTGACCGAGGCGCGCTTGCGCGCGGTTGCAGAAAAGGCGCTCCGTCACGCCTTTTTTTGCCGAGATGGAAAAAATCGAGCGGTGCGATACGCTCCAGACCTCGGTAAACTCTGACGGCATCGAGTATTCGGACACGTACACAGGGAAGGGCCGCGACAGCGCCCACTCGTAGAAGGCGTCGTGGTCGAAGGCTCCGGCGACATACTCCGACGTGCCGCGATAAGGGATGTCGCAGTAGACCACAGCCCCTGCCGGAATATCGACGGCGAGGTAATCGCCGGAGTGGACTTCCAGGCTTTGCAGGCGTTCCAGGCGTTGCAGGCTTTGCAGGCTTTCCAGGCTTTGCAGGCGTTCCAGGCTTTGCAGGCGTTCCAGGCTTTCCAGGCGTTCCAGGCTTTCCAGGCTTTGCAGCAAGTCCGCGTAGCCGTAAACCTCGTCGTAATCGACGAGAGACGGCATCGCCGAACGCATGATCTCGTAGGCTTCGCGCGTCGGGAATTCCCACTGCGATTTTCCGAAGTAATGTCCGGCCATTCCGTTCGTTCCCAGCAATCTGTCAACGTCCGAACTCGTAAGCCCCGCATCGTCGCGCGCCTTGACTAGATACAGCCGCAATTCCTCGGACTGCTCCGCTATCTTTCCTTCAAGGTCTTTCTCCAGTTCCTCGCGGTATTGCTTGCCGATTACATTCTCGACATACCACGCCACGTACTTCTTCTTGTATTCGTCATGGTGCTTGATTATGTCGGCCCTGCTCCCGTCGCTGTCAATGCCGAACTCACGGAGCAGTGAGAAGTCGCCAAAGGACCGCGCATAGTGCAGCGCCTTCTTCCACGGCTCCACCTCCTTGCTGTACATATAACCAACGCCGTTGTTACCGAAGCTCCAAACGCTGCGGATGTACGCGTCGTCATTCTTCATCCGCTCGAAGTCCTCGCGCGAAATCCAGCGTTTCTCGTCCTTGTACTTTCCGTTGATACAGTCAAGGAAAAGTCGAGGCATAGCCCCGTCAATGTCGTTGCATATGAAACGCTTGTACTTGCCGGTGATAATCGCGGCGTGAGTGACGGCGCACCCGCCGCAGAAAAGGTCAACGAAAACCGAGCCGGATGGCATCACGTCGAGCAGCTTCTGCGCGATGCGGTTCTTGCTGCCCTTGTATGGTAATCCTAGAGTTATCTTAGCCATAAGTCACCATGTAACGGTTAAAGTCAATACTCCAGCAGCCACCCAATACACTGCATGGCGAACATCACCTTGTACGGCGTAAGGGATGGCGGCGATAAAGTCGAGAATCATCAAAATCGTAGGAAAAACGCGCGGGTCTAGGTTCATACGAACCTCCCCTTGCTGTATTTGTATTCGTTTACCTTCGTGTCGCGCCTGTAGGGACTCAATCCCTTGTTCACGCGTTCGCGCTGCTCCGGCGTCAAGTCGTCGGAATCGTCGAAGCCGTGCTTGTACAGGCTGTTTGCTGCCCTCGGCATGTCGTTCGTAGAAGCCATCGTTTATCCCTCCCTGTTCAAGATGTCCTCTAGTGTCTCGCACTTTTCCATCCTGTCGCCCTTACTGTTCCTTGCGCCGAATACCTTGCCGAAAAAGAAGCCGATAAGGTAGCACACAACGCCCATGCACACGATGAAAATGTCGCCCGTCATTCCGCGCTCCTCAAGAACTCGCTTACAAGATGGCGTATAAGTGCGCTGGAATTTCCGGCTATATCCGGGTCGATACCCTTCTTTATTGCTGCAACCTTCGCTGCCTTGACTTCTTCTATGTCGATGTATAAGCATACTTTAGATAGATTTTCTCTTTTTTTTCTAGCCATTTAAGCCTCCTTTTTTTTGGGTGTTGGTTTGGTGATGAGATTTTTTACATTCCGGGCATTTGTACGCGTATCGGATGGAAGCCCACCTATCGCCGGGCCCTATCGGTACGAGTGTGCATTTTGTTTCGTCGTACTTGCGTTTTTGGCATATCCAGCAGCGCACCAGCATAGAGCCCTCCCCCTTATTCGTGGGTCATCGTGAGGTTGTGGATGGTGTAATTGCGTTCTTTAGCAATTCGGTGGATGCGACCGAGAACCGCATGGGCCGCCCACTTTTCGAGGCCGTTCCACTCGCGTTCGCGGGTGATACCGTCGATGGGCATTGTGAAGCGTACTATAATTTTAAACATGCTGGACCTCTCTTGTGTGGGTTTTAAGGTTTACGCTTGTTTCAGCGTTGCCAGTGCGCCGTGGGTGGTTACTTTTCTACGAATTCTTTGACGATGACGAGATGCTTCTTTTCGTCTTCCGTGTAAAAAGACATGTGCCTTTCGGCTTCGTCTTTGCTGTCGAAAATAGTATCACAGCCACTTCCGCTGATCTCGTTATCGTCTGTGTCGATTCTGAATTTCACGGCGACTTCGACCACTTCGCCAAGATCGACGGCGTTCACTTTTTCGCCTTTTTCGTTCACATACCACCAGCCATCGTAGTTGTCGACAGAGCCAGTAGCGGTGTTCATGTAGCATTTTTCATTAAAGTTGATCATCTTTTTACCTCTTGTTTCTTGATTACGTCTATAATTTATATAATTTTCGAACTAAAAACAAGGGGTGAGGCCAATATTTTTGCTTATTTTTTACTTACATTCACGAAATAACGAAAAAAGCTCTTTTTTTTCTAGCCATTTAAGCCTCCTTTTTTTTGAATTCTTCTACACGTGCCTTGCAGTCGATTTTTCTTTCATAGATAAACTCTTTAGAAATTTAAAGGTCTGCCGGGGAACGCCCCCGGCGGGCGGGCTTGTCTAGGGCCGAATTAACCTTCAATTTTGAAGCTACTTTCTGGCAGGTAATCAAATCCCCGGAATTTCCAAGTAGCACCGGGACTCTTTCTCGTGGACTTTTCCACAACAACGCGGCAATCATTCAAAATCATCAAGGTGAAGGAAGATTCGAAGGTATAGCGGCGAAGTTCCGGGTGGCAGCCTTCAATAGCGTTCAATTCGGATTCGGTGATTTCGCGAGAAAACCATGAAGTTTTTAAGGACTTGGAGAAGCCCTTCTGCAAAGTAAGGGTGATCCCGTTGCAAGTGACGGTGATGCTTTCGGGATTTTCCGCGAACACCTTTGCGGCAATGGCGGAGCGTTCTTTTGAATTGGAGCCGCACGCGATACCTTCGATGCAGCCATTTTGGAGCGTGGAAATTTGCGTTTTTTTCATTTGGTTATCCTCTTTTTGAAAAGTTATGCGGCCATGTTCCAGAGTTTTTCACAAGTACAGATTCGGTGAGCAAATTCTTCATCCTTGATTGTGGCGAGGAAAGCGTAGCCATTAGCGCACATCTTCACTTCGTTTCGAGTGAGGATTTTGGCGGCGAAACCCTGGAACTTGCCGAAGCAATCCATTTCCTCGACGTTCTTACTGAAGAACGAAACGATACCGTCGAAGATGTCGATGTCGAGGCGGGAAAGACTGCAGACCTTGTTCTTCTTCCAGATATTCCAGAAGGCTTCTTTCGCTTCGTAGCAACTTTCGAAATTCGTCATTTTGTTTATCCTCGTTTTTGTTTTCTTTATGTACATAAAATACATAAATTATTGACTGTCGTCAAGATGTAAGTCAAAGATTTTGCTTATTTTTTACTTACATTCAAGAAATAACGCAAAAAAGCCCTTTTTTCGGGCTTTTTTGCAAAAAATTTTCAAAAAAAACGGCCTAAAATAGCGACATTTGCCCGTTTTCGTCGCATTTTTGCGCGATTTCGAGCGTTTTTGGGGCGTTTTTGGGCGATTCTGTAGGCGCAACCGCAGGCGCCTCTTTAGGCTCGATTCCTGGCGATCCTGGAGCCTTCGGAACGGTGGCACTTTGTGGATATTTGCCTTGTCCTATGCGCCGCTTGAAATGCGGCCATGCAATCAGGTAGGCGGGCGTGAACCACGCCTCGCGATACTCCATCGCTAGAGCGTCGCCGAGCCTGACTACAGCAGGAACGCCGAGAAGCGATAGCGTGAGGTATGTCATGTGTACGCACCTTGAGTCAATGTCGCCGCAATCCACAAAGGCGTTCCACGCGTAATTTATGCCCGCATTCTTGAGAACGTCCATTGCAGCGACGATAAGCCCGCCAGCGCCGCAAGTCGGTTCGGCGATAGTTATAACGTGATCCGGGTCCGCCGCGATTTCGGCTTTCATCCTTTCCGTGTCGAAGTTACATTCCGCCATGAGGTGCGAAACGTGGTACGGTGTGAAGAACTGCCCCGCCTTTCCGTTGCTTGTGCCGGAGTCCATATAGATTTCTCCGGCAAAGTCGCGGAATTCGCCGGATCCGTTCTTTGCTGCCTCTATTTCGCCCATGAAGAGGCCGAGGCATGACGCGAACGTTTCGAGCTGGTCCTTGGAGTACTGCTTCGCCACGTTCAGGTATCTTTTTTCGAGCTCCTCGCGCTTCGTGAAGTCGAATGTGTTGCGTACAGAAATGGCTGAAAGTTCGAAGAAGTCGCGGACAACGGAATAGTAGTCGCGGTCACGTATCGTCTGCAACATGCGCGGAATCTCGCGCCGTGCCTCCGTAACGGATGGAGGTCGTTTGTTTGCCATGCCTACACCCTCACCATTTTGCAGCGTCCCATTCGTGTCGTTCCCTGTACCACCCTTCCGGGAGTGTAGGCAGTATGCGCTTCGCCAGCTCGTAATCATCCTTCGTGAGTGTCCGGCGGTCATTTTTCGCCATGTAGTAGTAGTCGAGTCCGAGGTGGACCGCTTCGCAAATCTTGAAAGTGCGTTTATCCATAATTTTAAAACTCCTTAAATTCTCCAGTTATGGTACTGGCTTTATATTTCTTTTTACACTTTGTACATTCAAACAAAGCGTAACCGAAAACTAATTGCATTAACGGTGATTTGTCAATCAAATCAAGATCACCGCCACAAGTACATGTTGGGTGTATTTCTCGTCTTGTTTCTTTCATAATGAAATTTTAGCCTTATTGTTCCAGGGGTTCTTGACTTCTATCGGCATCATGCAGGTGTCGCAGATGCGATGGATTTTCTCGACGCAGTGCGGCACATCGCTATAGCCAACGGCGTAGACCGTGCCGCAATTCGGGCAAGTTACATCGCGGTAGTTCATCACCTGTCCTCCGTTTCCAATTCTTTGTAATATCTTTCAAGTTTGTGAAATCGGTCTCTCCATTTGCCCCACCATATTTCTCTATTCTTGTAGAATGATTTACAGCCGCTTATAACTTCATTCATTGCCGATATTTTCATTGCATATACATTTGAATCGCACCATGCCGCCAAAGCCTTGCAACGTCTGATTCTTTCTTTTCTCCAACCTTCATTTGCGTCTTTCAGGACCAAGTTCGCCGCCCATGCGTCGTTTTTAGCTTCTCGAAGTTCAAAGTCTAATCGTTCGTAAAGCTCTTGCGAATAAATCGCATCTTCGCTATCTGCAAGGTGTGCTCGGTGTCCATGCGCTCTAGCTCTGCGATTCGTGCTTTCAATAGCGACACTTCGTCGTCGTGGCCTGGGTGCAGGTGGTGTATTTCTATCGCCATTACTTAGCCTCCTCCAATTTGTATTCGCCCTTGATGTGCCAATCGGTCGTGACACGGATATAGACTTCACGGCACATAGTTATAGAGCCTTCTTTCACGCACTCTTCTTTTGAGTGTATTTCAGCATTAATAACAGGCGTCAACGCGGCAATAATCACTAAAAACAAAATGATTAGAAGATATATTTCTTCTTTGTATTCGCTCATTTGTACTCCTTCGCTTTCTTGAGACATTTGTTTGCAACACCGTCCCAAATGCAAAACCATTTATAAGCTGTCTCCATGCGACTGCACTTTAATCCATCAAACACTATTTTACGCTTATTTCCAAAAATCCAGTATGTGCGGGTTTCATCATCCTCTATATTGGATAGCGTACTGAAAAGACCCGCAAATGAACTTGCATCATTCGCCCTCGCCATCCACAGCGCACGTTTCAGCCTGCGGTTCTCCATTCCGGCGTCCACGCTCTCAGCGTAAGCCGTGGCCTGCACATCTTCAAGCTTCGCCTTTAGTTCCTCGATGGCTGCGTCAACAAATTGCTTGCGGATTACAAGCGTGCTTGCTGGGTATGTTTTGTTGGCGTCACCAAGACGCTCATATTGTAGTTCTTCGTACTTCATTTTATTTGTCCTTTAATAGTCTATGAAAAATCAAAAACAACATCAAAAAGTTCGCTCTATTGTAATCGGCAATAGCGAAAAACAAAAAAGAAAGCATGCAAACGATTATTTCGAGTTTGTAATAAAATCCTTTTTCATCATCTTTCAAGCTCATTACTTTATCTCCTTTGCGATTCTGTCGCACGCTCTCTTGCAGAGCTTCAATAGTTCCTTCGTTTCCTTCGGGTAGTTCGTCAAGTTCTCGTCATACGTTACGACCGAGTTCTTGAACGTTGAGAAAATCATCTCCGCGAGAAATTCCGCGCTGTTGTTGCGGTGGCATTCGTGGCAAGGTCTGCACAGCGGGTGTCCGCATCCGTATGTGCCTGTGAAGTAATCGAACTCGAAAAGGATGTAGTCGCCTTCAGCGCAAAGGTCTACACCGATATTCACGCCCGATAGCTTTCCCTCGCGGAATCGAAAACCGTTCCCTCGTCGCTCCTATTCGTCTTGCAGACATCGCACACGTAAGTCTTCATCACGCAACCTCCTTCTTCGGCTTGAACTTGATATTGGATTCCCTGAACTTTTCAAGCCACTTGTCGAGAAGCTTTACTGCATCAGGACCCGGCTTCATCTTGGAGTAGTCGTGGTGCAGCTCGTTGCCGTAGAACTGACCTATCTTTCCTCCCGGCAGAATCTCTGCAGTTGCTACGGGCTTTCCGTTCTTTCCGACAATGAACACGAGCACGATCTTCTGCTTGGCCATCTTGCCGATATAGTCTGCGGTGACTAGGCACTGGTGCAGGGCCTTTGCGTGGAGGGATACGTTTTCGGTATTGTCCGGCACGTATGCCATGAGGCATCCCTGCTTTACGACCAGGTCGTTAAACTTCATGCCGAACCTGTGGAAAACAATCTTTTTCTTTTCTTCCTCCTGACGGGCCTTCTCTACCATCAGTTTCCTTTTCGCCTCGCGCACAAGTTCCACTTCTTTCATGACCTTGTCATGCGCCTTCTTGAGGTTCTTTTGTGCGTACCAGTACTTGTCCTTGACGTTATGGCCACATTCCTTGACCATTGCGATATAGTCCCTGTAGAGAGACTTCAGCTTGTCGCAGTCCTTCAGGCCTGACAGATACCTGTAGGATGTGTACGGGAAGAACTTTCCTAAGTCGTCACGGAACGACATCCACTTGTTGTATTCCTCAATGGAACCTCCGTCCATGACGAACTTTATCAACTGAAGCGGCCAGTTTTCGGACCCTTCGTGGTTCCTGACGAATCCGAGTATCTTCTTCTGCTTCTCCTTGCCGTAACGTATAAAGTTCTTGTTGCATGCAAGCTTTTCGTACTTGGCACCGACAAGAAGTTCTACCTTCCTGTCCTTGAGCCACTGCTGGAGCAGTAACATAGCCTTGGCGCAGTTGACGTTTCCGGCCTTCTGCAGAGTGTAGCGGAATTCGGGATGTACGTTTATGATGGTCTCGACTTCGGAATCTGTAAGGTAGCTCCCGTAGACATTTTCGCCACGGCTCAACGCCCTGCACTCTATGACGGGTTTGCACCACGTGGACGGCTCCCTGTCATCAATCATATATCCGCCAATCGGTACGTAGCAAAGCTTGCGTACCTGCTTCTTGCCGTCCTCGAACTCCCTGAATACGGAAACGGAACCGCGTCCGTGCGACCTTGTTGCTGGCCACGTAGCGATTACGTTCCTGACGATCCTGCCGTTGATTTCGGCAATGTTGTCCGTGAATTTTGCCTTGATCATGCTACATCCCCAATGCCGCGAACATGTCGAGCTGTCCGGCTTCCTGTTTCGGCTGAGGTTTCACGGGTGGCGGACATACAGGCGTTTCGTCATTGTCGTCATCGTCTGTAACGTCGTCGACACTGCACTTGACATCTACGCCATTGGTTTGCTTGATATTGTTGTCCTTGACGGCCTTCTTACTTGCCTCTTCCTGCTTCCATACTTCATCGTTGAAGTAGTCACGGCAGATTTTGTAGCATACGTCGTCGGCCACTTCGCCACTCTTGCTGTCGAGGATTTCACGGGCGCATGCCGTAAGGTACTTAAGACACCCGTCTAACTTGCTTTCGATAAACTTAGGGCAGTTTGCGACAAGGTGCGCCTTTATCATGGACTCCATCGACATCGGCGACTGTTTCGCCATCGACTTGTAGGCTTCAACTTGTTCTTTTGTCGGTTTCATTTTCGTTTCTCCGTTGTTCAAAACTTTGCCCGTCTGTGGTCCTCGTCCGGGCTTCCGAGTCGCGGTATTACCTGACCTTGTTTGTGCTTATCTCGATGGTTTCTTGGTCGTAAGCTTTCCCGGATTGCGCAGCCGCCTCCGGGGAGCGGGACATAGTACCCTGCGCGGTACGTCCACCGCTGAATCCGTGCGCTGGGGCTTCGTTCTGCGGCACCCGCCGCATATTCTTGGAGACGGTGGCGCTTTCGTCCTCTGCCTCGCGGCTAGAGGCGTCTCCGTAAAGGTTGCCGTCTTCGGGGCCGTATGACGGCGGTACGTTACCAGTATTATAGCCCCTTGGGTTGCTCGTCCTTATCGGTACAGGCATGTCGAGAGCTAAACTTTGTCCGCTTTTATTGATGGAGCGGACGAACCACCTTCGCACGGGACATTGTGTAATACCCTCTTGGAGAATCATCTAACGCGGGATTTGATTTCGTTAGGTGATCGTTCCGTGCAAACTTTTCCCTCCGGCGGCTGGAAGTGATAAGTGAAATGTTGCGTTTGTGTGTGTCATGCCGCCATCGGGATTAAATGGTGATTGACGGTGTAGGTTGTTAACTCTTTCGTATCGAATACCCTTCCGTCAATCGTTTTTTTTTCGAGGTTCCTGCGGGGCTCGAACCCGCGTGTAGAGTGCTCTGGTACATCACGTCAATTAAGACAGTTTCGCCTTCGTAGCGATTCTACCTGCCTGCATAGGGCAGCTTTAGCAGTTCAACCGCTGAACTAAGGAACCGTTTAGAGCTGCCATAAGGAATCGAACCTTAAACCTACCGCTTACAAAGCGGTTGCTCTGCCTGTTGAGCTATGGCAGCGTTAACCGCGCACAAGGTGCGAATTACGGGAATTGGGAAAATCCGTTTTTCCTCGTGCGCGGGGTGCTTCGGGCGTGGCATCAACAACAGAGAGTTTTCCGAGCCTTTCGAGAATCAACGTTCATCCGGTTTATTGGAGATTGTTTTTCCTTGATTGGTTGGTTACTCGTCACGCCTTCGGCTTCTCCGTGGGCAAAAGTTGGGCTCGCACGGAGAAAAGTCGTTTATTACAAGAGGCTTGTCTGCTCGGAGTTATCCGACTTCTTTTCGGATTTCTTCTGCGTGAAAAGTCTCTTTGAAATGTCTCTGCCTTTTTTGGAAGAAACGTGTGGTGTATAGCGATAATTCTTGTCAACCTTGCGGAGACGGATTTCGAGATTTTCCACAATCTTCAAAAGATTGTCTCGTTCAGTATCGGTAATCTTGATGCCGTACTTTTTTGCAAAGTTTGAAATCCTTGCTCTCATTTCAGCCGTTGCTGGCCAATTGGCTTTTTCTTCCTTGTCGGACTTTTCCTTGTCCTTTTTCATGGCTGAAAGTTCGCCTTGGAGACGGTTAATCAAGGATTGCATTTCTTCGATTGTCATGACAAAATTCCTTTTATTAGTTTGTTAAAACGGGAGGTCGTCGCAGTCGTCGGCTTGCTGCTGGTCGTACTCGCTCTGGTACGCGGGGCGCTGCTGTTGTTGTCCTTGCGCACCGTACCCGCCGCCGTTCGCTTGTCCGTTTCCGCGCGGCGTGAGAATCTGGAACGTGTCGAGCGCGACTTCCGTCACGTAGCGCTTCTGTCCGCTTGCCTGGTCCGTCCAGCTTCGGTTCGTCAGGCGACCTTCGACATAGAGGCTCGTTCCCTTGCGGACTCCGAGCTGTTCTACGACATCCGCGACCTTGCCCCAGCCTACGATGTTGTGCCATTGGGTATCTTCCTTCTGTTCGCCGTTGGCGTCGCGGTAGCGGCGCGAGGTGGCGAGGGAGAAGGACACGACCTTCTTTCCGCTTGCCTGGTTCACGCGGATTTCCGGGTCTTTTCCAAGATTGCCGATGAGCAAAACTTTATTCAAATATGCCATGTTGTTTTATTCCTTTTGTTAGTTTGTTTCAATCTTTATAGAATTCCCAGTTTTGCGCGGATGGCAGCCTTTTCACTTTCGTGCTTCCTTGTCTGCGCCATCGCTCGTGTGATTCCCTTGTGGGAGAGACTCATATGCAGCCGTTGCTCTTCGGTGTAGTAGTAGCCTCTTTCCTCCGCGTTTTTGCGTCTCGTCTCGACCATCTTCTTTAGCCCGATGCCTTCCGGGTCACGCTCACGCCTGGTGGCCCATGTACGTGCAAGTCTTTTTTTTGCAAGCCACGGGCGATAGCGTTCGCGCTCGAAGTTATCCTTTCTTCCCTTGTCCAGAAGCTCGATGTTACGGGCGTGAATTTCCGGGTCCTCGTTGCGGAGCTTCATGTACTCGGAAGTCGATATGAAGTAAAGGTTCTCGATAGCGTAGTTGTCGTGGTCCCCGTCCTTGAACATTATCACAGTCCCTTTCGGCTTCTGCGTTCCGAACATCTGTCTGTAACGGTAGTCTGCAAGCCTTAGGCGTTCGCCGTTGACGGAGCCTCGATAGTAGCCCTTGTCAATCCAGTAGAAAGTGTGACCGTCTACGACGAGCTGCTTCTTTTTCTTGCAAATTTCGTGAGGGCCTGCGATATGCACGCCACGTTTGTGGCATCGGTCGGCTATAGTCTGGTAAGAGCAACCGAATTCAATCGCAGCCTTTCTATAGCTGTTGAATTTCTTTGCAAGAAAGACCATCTCGTCAATGTCCTCTTCCGTGAACTTGCGTGTGCTCATACAAACTTCCCTTTCCTCACATCATACGGAGCGACAACCTTGTCACGACTCCAGATGCTTTCACCGCGCTTTCTGCGGCTAATCTGTGCGTAGGTGAGGCTGTAGCTCTTGCCATCCGCAGGCGTATCCGTGATGACTCTTGGAATGTCGTTCGTGGGTGTCATAGACCAATCTCCATCTGTTGCATCTTGTCCTTTTTCGTCCGCCGGTTGATGGGCGCGTACCCGTCGTAGCCGTGTGCGACGGCCCACTTCTCCAGAGCGTAGATGCGCTTCGCTATCTTGCTTCCTGCACCTAGCTTGTCGCGCACCATTGCCGTGGACGGGTACTTGAGTTTCTTCATGCGTCCCCTAGTACATCATGACGATGTGGCGTACCTTGCCCTTGACGATAGCCGTGATGATGGCCTTTGCCTTTTCATCGTCGATTCCGCAAGCCTTGATGTCCTCCAGCGCTTCGCGGTTGCAAGTGCGCTTGTAGGTCTGCTGATCTTCCGGGAAAAGCATCTCGGACTTTGTCTTTTCCGCGTCCTTGATGGCCTTCTGTGCGTCGCCCTGTACGGTGACGGTAGCGTTTGCCCTTGCGGCTTCCGCCTGCTGCTTTGCGCGTTCTGCATCGGCCTTGGCTCTCGCTTCCGCTTCGGCTGCCGCCCTTGCGTCGGCTTCGGCCTTTTCCTGTGCTCTTTTAGCTTCTTCCGCCTTGCGCTTGGCTTCCTCGGCTTCAGCCTTCGCCTTTGCCGCTTCTTCCGCGAGCTTGCGGTTGCGTTCGGCTTCTTCCGCTTTCAGGCGCTCGTATTCGCGCTGCTGTTCTTCGGACTTGAGCGCGGAATCAAGCATGGCGTTGAGCTGGCGACGTGCTTCCGTGACTGCTGCCATCGCATCTGCGAAGCTTTCCTTCCAGTAGTCTTCATCCTTTGCTTTACTTTCGAGCACGTTGATGACGTCCTGGATTCCGAAGCTGTCGCAACCGACGGCGGAAGCTGGGAGGTTCGAGATTTCGATGATTTCGTTCTGTCGCGCCTCGATTTCCTTGAGAGGTTTCAGCAGCTCGTCCTGGAGCATTTCGAGCGTGTCCTTGACTTCCTTGCGGGTCGCGTCGATGAGTTTCGGCTTCGCCTTGAGTGCTGCGGCTACCTTCTTGCCTTCGTCCTCGATGGCGGTCTTGAGGCTTCCAATCTTTCTGCTCAACGCCTTGCGCTGGCTTGCGCCTTCCTTCGTGGTCGGGTCTGCTACGAGACCGCGTGCAATCTTCTTGACCTGCTGGAGCATCGGGACAAAATTCTGCTTGTCCAAAAAAAGCTGTTCCGTGTCGGTGCATTTCGTGACAATTTCGAACGTTTTGCCGTTGTCGTTAATTGTCACAGAGTTGGTATTGATGATTTCTGCATCCGTTGTCTGTTCCATTTTACTTTCTCCGTTATGTTGTAAAAATTGTGGCGGTTCCATCCTTATCTTTTATCGGCTTTCCAGTCTCCGCCTAACCACGTTCCTTAGTCTGTTAAAACAAGCTATTGTCAACTTCGCTTGTCTGCTGTTCCTGCGCTGTCGGTGCGCTCTGGTGCTGCGCCTTCGAGATGTTCGCGACGATCGTGTTGAACACCTCTCCGCGGCGTTCCGGCGGTACGTTGTTAGCGCTCTTGAAGCCGAATTCGTCCATCGTGGACTTGTAGATTTCGGGCGCCTGCGTCCACAGACCCTTCATCCCTTCCATGAACTTCTTTGTTTCTTCGTCAATTTCCTTCTTTGCGGCCTTCGGCTTTACTGTCGTTTGCGACTGTGCATCCTGCGGAATTTCCTGCTCGTTGTCGATGTTGACTTCCTGCTTTCCTTGCGCCTTGAGGTGGCGCTTTTCTTCGCTTTCAAACGCGATGTCCTCTTCTTCTTCGATGGAGTACATGCCGCCAAGGCAAGCCGGGAAAACTGCGCGGATGGCTTCGGAGATGCACCTTGCGGACAGCATCGCTTCTGGGTACTTAGTCCATGAAGGGTTGCCGAGAAGTCCGGCTCTCTTGGCGCGGTCGATGTTCCATGTTACCTCAAGCTCGCCGCCTTGCTTGTGGCTCACGTAGAGCGTGGCTTCTGTCGCCGTGCGCTTGATCCATTTCGCCGTTCCTCCGGCAAGCTGGAAGCGAGCGAGCATGGCCTGAGAAGAGAGGCTCGGCTTTCCGTTGATGACGTGGTATTCCTGCATGGCCTTGCAGGGGTGGATTCCTTCGGCCTGGGCCTGGAACATGAGCGTCATAGCCATTTCGGGTGACTTGATGCCGTACATCCCGGACTTTGCGAAGATTTGGCCAATCTGTGCGATTTCCTGCACAGAATATTCCTTTGTTGTTGCGATTTCGTTTGCCATTGTGATTTCTCCTGTTAAAAGTCTTTCCAGAGGAGGAAGATCGCGAAGACTGCGAGAAATGCGGTAACGACTACGCAGAGGAAATCGGTCACGAATTCGGCCCAGTCCTGGGGATCCTCTTTCATGCGGTTAATCTTTCTCGCTATGCGTTCAAGCGGTTTCATTTTACTTTCTACGTAAGTAGTTTGTTAAAGGTTCAAATTCTAGCAAGGCGTGGTCGTGAGCGAAACCCCATGCTAAGGCGTCCCTCATTGTCATTACGCCAAGCGGCTCTCCGTTCGCCTCGACATAGAATAGCATCTTCGCATCCATGCGCTACACCCGGTCAAGATATGCCGCTAGGGCCATGAGTTTGCCAAAGAGGTACATGCAGCCCATTCCGACAGCCATTATTCCGGCAAATCCGGCGATATGCTTTACATCATCTTTTTTCATCGTCGGCTCCTATGCGTTGATTACCAGCAGGCGGGCGAAGAAGCGGAGTTCCTCGGCACCGTTGCATTTTCCGTTACGTTCGCGCTGTTCGACGGCATCCTTGACGGACTTCGGAACATTGCCTGTGCAGCGGATGTGGGCGCCTTCTGCATCTTCGTCTATAACGATCTGCCAGTTTCCATCCTTGGAACGTATAATGTTGTCGGAAAAAGACATTTTACGCCCCTTCGATGAAATTCTTAGCGTCGCGCAATGTGTCGCCGATGGTGGCCTTGGAGTCCACCTTGAAGCCGAGTTCTTCGGCCTTCGCTATTGTCTGGAGGTCGCTATCACGCGAGAAAGAGCGCACAACGGCCTCGCTGATTACGTTGGTGAGTGAAGCGGGGATTCCGCTATCCTTACGGCGCCTGGATTCGGCGGTGGCGATTTCGTAAGCCTTCGCCGTGATCGCCACGCTCTTGAGTGTAGTGTTTTCGTTTGCCATTTTATAATTCCTTCCTGTAAGATTGAAAGTTTTTAAGCGGCGAGTTTTGCGATAGCCGCAATATCAAGAGCTTTTTTTTCTTCTTTCGAAAACCTGCGAGTATTCCAGGTTTTAAACTCAAAGTTCCCAGAAGTGTAAAGGCCGAAGCTGACGCAATCAAAGCGACCATTTTTAGAAATTTCAATATCGCCGGTAATGTTGCCTTCGGCATCGCGCTTGATGTAAATGTTTTCAATTTTCATTTTGTCAACCTCGTTTTTGTTTACATGTGTAAATATACCTTAATTCTCCCATGTTGTCAAGATATTTTTTATAAAAAACTTGATTTTTATTGTAAAATATTTATTAACGCGAAAATAGCGCCATTGCTGACGCTATTTTGTTTTTTTTTGGGGGTGAAAATCCGTGACGCTAAAGCGCCTCCAGCAGCGTTTTAACGCCGTCGGCGAAAATTTTGTAGTAGTGGTGGTTGTCCTGTTCCCTTGCGGAGCGTTCGGCCTTTTCTAGTCGCTGGCTCACGCCTTGTGCGAAGTTGCGTAAAATGTTGATTTCTTCGTTCATCGGTGCGATGTTGTTCAAGATAAACTGCGCGAGAATCTTTTCCCACTTCGTCTTGAAACCGTCATTGCCCGCGATGTTCTTCACGTTGCCGAGGAACTCCTTTCGTTCGAGGCTGGAGAGCCGCCGGATTTTCGCCTTGCGTTTCTCCTCGTTGATTTCGGATTGCGGACGCGTGTCCGGCTTCGGTTCTTCTAGCTCGTCCTTGTGGGCTTCGAGTTCAGCCCAGATGGCGTCAAGCCTCGCCATTTCCTCCGCTGTCTTTACTTTCGCCAGTGCCATCGTTGATTAGTTCCTTGAGTTGATTGTCCATTTTAACGGCTTGCGCAAGGTGCGCCTTGCTCTGGCTTGCCAGTGTTGCAGCCCTTTTGTGCTTCGCAGAAATCCGGGTGCTTGCCTTCGGCTTTCCGCAGTTCATCCTTGATGGCTACGAGGTAGCCGTTAAGTTTTCCAGGTTCAATCATGCTTTCTCCTTTGGAGACAACGGCAGCGGCATCCACCAATCGACGGAGTGACCTTCGCCTCGGTCTCTTACGGTTTCAATAACATCATCTTCTGCGCCGATATAACCGATGTCCGGCAGGCCGTCCTCCCACAAAACTAGGATATAACCTTCATCAGCCGTGGGAAACTTATCATCAACATTGCGCCAGCGTCGTTCTTCTTTCAGTTTCACAATTTCCATCAGAAGTTGCTCAACTTCCATCTTGTGGGACTCCTCCAAGTCAGCAATAAACTTGTCAGCTTCAGACTTGAGGTAACACGGCACCCAAGACATATCCTTGTTAAGCATCAACTGATATTTTAATTCGCTCATTTGTTACCACCTTTGAACGGCGGATTCATGATTGCGTTCTCGTACTTGAGCATCTGGAACATGTCGGGCTCAAAACTCGCTAAAACCTTGTCCTTTGCCGCGTTGAAAAAATTGCGGTCAACCTCGAACCCGAACGATTTACGGCTCATTTTCTGTGCCGCAAGCAACGTGCTACCGCTTCCGCAGCAGGGGTCGATGACGGTTTCGCCTTCGTCCGTAAAGATGCTTATTAACTTTTCAAGGAGCTGGACTGGCTTTTGTGTAGGGTGGATTTTCGGCGTTTCGGTGTCGCGTTTCCAGTCCATGCAGTTGAAAATCATCTTGCCGTTGTTGTTGAATTTCGGCAACTTGTCGCGGTAGAATATAAGCCCATATTCACAATTTCCGACAACCTTCATATTTGCCTTGAGCACCTGCGTGGAGAAGTCCTTGCGGAACACAAGATTGATGTAGTTGGGGAGTCCGTATTTTTTGCCGAGTTCGATAAACTTGAATTGCTGCTCGAACTCGCAGAACAGAATCATGCAGGGAGTCTTCCCTTTTTCTTTCGGTTCCTTGACAAGCATTTTTGAACAGAAGTGCATAAATTCTGCCGGTCTAAATTCGTTTTCGGAGTTGAAAAACTTTTTGCCTGCCTTGTCGCTTTCTCCGTTCTTGTTGTCTCCATCCACGTACCAAGACGGATTGGAACCGTATGCGTTCGTTCCGAGGTTGTATGGTACGTCAGCGATGATGAGCTGCGCCTTCGGAATTTGGTACACCTTGTAGTTCTGGAATGAATCCCGATAGAGGTGCATATCGTATTTGTGCCATTCGTTGTCCATTTTCATTTCTCCGTTATCATTTTGTTGATGCTAACAATATGTTTGAATTGGGTGGCCTCCGGGCGCGGTAAAAACGAGGTAAAAATGGATCATCTGTTATACGCCCATCGGCCTAAATCTTTTTTCTAGAGTTTCGACAG